ATAGTAGCATTACCACCAACATTTACATTATTATTAAATGTGGCAGAACCAGCATCCGATATATCTAATGTTAATGCTGTAATTTCAGAACCACCATCATTACCTTTAAATATTATATCAGCGTCTGAATTATTATTTTTAATTACTGCATTATTTGATCCACCGTGTTGTAATCTTAAAAATTCTGTTGCACCATCTTGTAAACTTATAATAGAACCATCAGCGTTTAATGTAATGTCACCAGCGGCGTCTAAAGTAATATTTTGACTGGATGCTATTGTCATAGCTGTTCCATTACCTACTATATTTTCTCCAGCATCACCAAAAATTACTTTCTTGTTGTTTGCTAAAGTTACATCACCGACAGTTGTTAAATTGCCCGAACTGTCTCCAGAAAGCCAAGTCGTAGTTGTTGAACCATCATTACCACCAATTTTTAATTGTCTGTTTCCTGTTGCACTATCAGCTGTCATGCTTGAACCAAGCATTACATTACCTGATCCACTTGTAATATTTTGACCAGCAAAATGTCCTAGAGTGGTATTTCTTTGTCCACTATTAACACTTGAACCAGCACCAGATCCAATAAAAGTATTTCTGCCTGTACTTGTTAATGCACCACCAGCACTATGACCTACAAGCGTGTTATGAGTACCAGTATTTACACTTGTTCCAGCAACATATCCTAAAGCAACATTTCCATCTCCAGAAGTTAAACCATCTAAAGCATTTGCACCAATTCCAAGATTTTCATTAGCATTATTTAAAGTTCCTGTAGTTGAATGACCAATTAATAAAGAGTTTGTAAAGTTTGTTCCACCTATTTTATGAGGTATAGCTATGGCAGCTACTGATAAAGTAGTACCGTTACCAAAAGTTGTGTAAATTTCGTTAAAGTTATCGTTTATTAAATCACCACCAGCACGTAGGGTTGTGCCTGTTCCATCATTTGCACTTGATCCGATATTTAATATTTGTTTAGCCATTAAGTCTCCTACTATATTTATAACACATTTGAGTTATCAAATGTTATTTGTGTTGAACTAAATTTACCAGTTGTACTATCAAAAGTACCATCTTCATCTCTTATTATAGTAGGTAAAGCATATTTTGTACTTAATTTTTTACCGTGTTCATTAGAAGTCAACAAAAATATAGGCACTGCTTGTCCGTCAAGGTCAGTCTTTGTGCCAGTTACTTTTAATCTATTTAAATTTTGAAATGAATTTGCAAAAGATTTTGGTGATGTTTGACCAAATGCAGTATTAGCAAATCTATTTAAAGTACCATATCTAGGTCCAGCATATGCATAACCACTTTTAACATGGTGTGTTACACCTGAATTATCTGTAATTAAATTTCTAGGTCTACTTAAATAATCAATTGTTAAACCTGGTCTAGATAATGTTAAATCTCTAGTGTTAGCTGCAAAAGGATCTCTGTAATCATTACCAGCATCAATATTACCACCAATATGAGCATTAGCTCTTAAAGATGTGCCATCTGTATTTGTTCCTAATCTTCTACCAAAGACAGTTGTAAATAATGTATTAACAAGTGATAACAATGGACTTTCTTCAAGTCCTGAAGTAACACCTTTAACAGGACCTTTTGCTGTAACTGTTATTCTTGATTCAATATCTACAAGACCTGTAAAATAAAATCCTGCTGTGTGCATTGTTTTTTTAAATGAGTCACGCCATTGTGCTATTGAACGACCAACTTTTATTACATAAGAATAATCTTGATAATATAAACTATCTTGTATTCTCATTGTAGTTTCAGAAATTTTACCTTTTTCACTTATAAACGCACCGTCTGTATCAGCTACAGATACTACATTTACTGTTGCTGTTGCAACATCTAATTTTTTAAGAACGCATGTTCCTCCAGCTGATGATGTAATTGTTTCATTAATAGCAAATGTTCCTGATACAGATTTAATTACTAATAATCCTCTACTAACATCTAATCTATGAATAGTACCAGTTGTTGATGATGTGCCACCTGTAACTGTATCACCAGTTGCAAAAGGTAAAACAACATTTGTTACAATCATGTTATTAAAGAAACCTAAAATAGGTGGAGTAGGCGATTGTTCATAACTTCTACCTAATGAAACAGTTTTTAATCTTTCAATTTTTCCTATGTTGTCACCATATGCTCTTACTGTTGCTCCTGTACCAGTTGTAGATGTTATACTAACAGTAGGTAATGATGTGTATTGACTACCACCATTAATTAAAAATATTTCTTCAACAGTTTGCAGGCCTGTAAATTTTTCTTGCATAATTACATTACCTGAATATTGATCACCTTCAGTTGTTGCATCCTCTAATACAATTCTATCTTCTACGCCTGAGGCTAAAGATGTGTTACCGTTTTGATCAGCAATACCACCATTTACAATTTTTACAAATCCAGAAGCATTGTTACCATTTGTTCCTGTATTCGTAAAAACTAAAGGATCTCCTATTTCATAACCTGTACCTTTATCATCAACTATAACATCTGTTACACTGCCCGGTCCTATTTCTTCAACTTGAAATAATGCACCTTGCCCACCTGCAGTTACATTTATTACATCTGAAACTGAATTTAATGAACCATTATTAGTAATATTTTTTGTTCCTGGAATACCTGTAACATTTGCTTTAATAAAGTAATCATCTTCATCTGTAGTTGTACCTTGTATTTCTTCACCTACAGTAAAAGTACCATTTATACTATCATCATTTAAAATTAATTGAGTAACGGTAGAGGCACCAATTTGAAAAGTTGATGTATTTTCTACAATAGCAGTCGCACTAGAAGTTTGACCTGTAATTGTTCTACCAATTAATTGATTAGCGTCACCTACAGAAGCAATTACTCTTAATACTTTTAATGAATCAAATTGACCATCTGAAGCTTTAAACATTTGTTCTCTAGGATAAATTGTTTCGGATGCTTCATTAAATAATATTCTAAAAAACATTTCATGGCCACGAGCTGAACCTTTAGACCTATAAAGTGATTTAATATTTTTAACTAAATTTCTTTTATTAACACCTGTTGCTAAATTTTCTGGTAAAGTTGCAAGAAACTCATCTCGCATGTTAAATAAAAAGTGATTAATAACACCGTCAGGATCTCTAAAATTAATTAAATCTACAATGTTATTTACAGGATTTGGTTTGTAATTTTTAATAGTTGCTGTAGCACCTGAACTTTGTCCTACAACTTGTTCAGTAAGTCCGAATTTATCCTGTGCTGAAATAATTATTTTTAAAGGATCTGAATTTTCTGCAATAACAACTGCTGTTGCTCCTGATGTTTGACCTTTTATTGTTTCACCTCTAGTAAATGTTCCTACAGGAGTTTCTTCTAAAAGTATTTTATCGCCGGCGTCTAATAGTGTTCTAGCTGTATCTTTACGACTAGAGTCTAAAACTAAATTGTTTGTTTGACCTGTTTCTGATTGTAATAATATACCGTCTGTAGCTTGAACACTTGAAAAAGATAATTCAGCAGATTCTAATAATTGATAATATGTTTTTAAAAATTGTGCAAATTTAGGATGATCAGCTACAACAAATTCTGGTAGTTGGCTGTTAAGTATTGTAGAAATTTTTTCATTAAATTTTGCCATTGCTCATTAATAACTTGACGTTGTTGTATAACCTACACCAGCATCAGCTGAACCTCCTACAAATGTATCAGGTGATAAACTAATATTTGAATTTGCTACATCTATTTCTACAATTTGATCTCTTACTGGTACAATATCATTTGAATTAGGAGTTACTGTTATTTCAATATTTGTAGATGATGAACCTCTTATATTAGATATAGATGAAACGTTTAACGAGTTAAGTGTAATTTGTCCTGTTGAATAATTAATTGTACCTTGTGTTTCATTTGAGTATGATCTAACACCTGAAGCTAAAAAATATCTTCTAACATTACCATTACCGTCATCATCTAAAAATTGTTCTACATCACTACCCGTTACTTTAAATCCTGTTGAAGTTAATATACCACCACCTGACATGTTATGGCCTGAATGAGGATTAAATAATGCATTTCTAAAATATATATCATATTTTGTAGATGAAGATAATGTAGGTGTAAAATTTTTTCTAATTTTAATATTTGTTATATTTGATAAAATACTTGTATCAGTTCCGTCAATTAAACCAGTTAATTTTGAATGACGATAGATAGCATCAAATTTTTGTAAAGTATCAGTATTGTAATTTGTTAAAGTTGTTATTACATCTGATTTTAATGTATCAGCAGATTTTGTTGTAGAAGCAGATTCATATTTTACATTTGATGTAATTAAAACCGAAGTTACTTCAGGATCTATAATTTGTGGAGATACAGAAGCTACATTATAGGGTTTTAATGAATCTATAATAGATTGTTTAGTTGTTTCTGTAAGTGTTGAACCAGAAGCTGCTTTAATACCTATTTTTACAATACCGTATCTTGGTGTTTCATCATCTTCACCACCCCACGCACTTACTGATAATGCATTAGGATAAATTTGTTTAACTAAAGATTCATAATCAGTTGTTGTTACAGCTCTTTCTTGAGCTGCATAATTTAAAGGGGCATTGTGTCTGATTGATTCATTTGTTTCACTTTCAGAACCACCTTGTGAACTTGATATGGTAGATATTGTAACATTTGAAAATCCACCAATTGTGCCTGATAAACTAAAAGAACTTGCACTATTTGACAATGTTTTATTTGTAACAATATATTCAAAAATTACGATATTTCCGTCTGACAAAGATTGACCATTCACACCATCACCAAAATAAACTTCATATCTTCCGTCTTTGCCTTCTTGTATAAAATAAACTTTTGAACTAGATGTAACATTATTATAACCACCTGCTAATGTGTAAGTATTTGTTTTAGTATCACTTGAACTTTCTTGTACTTTAACTAACAATGTTGATGTATCAGCATTTTCTGTAGGTATAATAAATTTTTGGTCAACATCATTTACGTCAACCGTATATTTAAAAGTTACTAAAGTTCCTTCGTAAACAGGAACACTAGAAAATTTATAAACACCATTTGATGGAGTAATTGTAATATCGGAGTTTGTTACATATTGATATGAAACATCATCAACATTGGTAGTAAACACCGTACCCTTTGACATTGTAACACTTGTGCCTGTTGCATTATTAAGCGTAACATCAATAGAAGCCATAGGTGATCTTGGTGATGATGGTGTATAACCAATCATCTTTGCTAATGATACAATATTGTTTCTTATATCTGCACTGTCAAGATATAATTCATTTGTTGCCATGTTGGCTAAATAAGCAAGGTAGTGTGTATTGTAAGATAATATATCTAAAAGAATATTTAAAGAACTACCTTCAAAATCGTAATCTTGAAATTCTGATTGACCTTGTAAAAAACTTTTTAAGTTAATTTTAATTGCGTCAAAGTCGTAATCTGAAACTATTATTTTGTTCGACATTTATTATCTTACCCTTTGTAAAAATGTTTGCACTACTTGAGGACCTGGTACACCTACTACATAAAAATATATATCAACTACTAGTCTATTTCTATCTTGGTCATCATCAACTTGAACATTTTGCAAATCTACTCTAGGTTCATAGTTAATTAAAACTTCTTCTATTTTTCTTTGTAGAAAAATCTTGGTCATTGGTGTAAAGTTTTCAAACAATAACTCTCTAATACCACAACCTAATT